AAGGAGAATATGGCTAACACATTTAAAACTGTAACTTTTGCAGCTGAGCCAGCAAGTGCTGGTACACCTTATGTAATGTATACTGTTGCTGGTAGCACCACTACTGTTGTTCTCGGTTTACGTTTAACTAATATCCATACTACTTCCGTTTCTGTTGAAGTAGAGCTTGTTAGTGATACTGCAAATCGTAATGGAAATAACAATGTTGCTAATGGTACTGCGTTTCTTGCAAAGGATGTTGTGATCCCAGCAAAATCCAGTTTGGAAATTTTGGCTGGATCTAAGATTACTATGGAAACAACTGATGTATTACAAATTGATTGTTCAGTAGCAGATAAAGTATCTGGTGCATTATCAATCATGGAAATAACTTAGAGGGTAAATTGACTTATATTGGACAACAACCTAGCACTACTTTTGATAGTGGTATTCAAGATCGCTTTACTGGTTTAACAACTAACACAGTAACTCTTACACATGACATATCTGCTGAAACAGATATTCTTGTTGTATGGAATAATATCGTTCAAGATAGTGGTACTTATTCGGTAGGTGGTACTGGTAATAAAACTTTGACCTTGGGTGGCACATTAGTATCGGCAGATATTGTAACTGTGTATTACACAAATAAAGTAATGCAATCGGTTAATCCTACTGCAAATTCAGTAGGCATAACAGAATTAAATTTATCTGATGGCTCTAATGGTCAAGCAATAACAACTAATGGAAGTGGTACTTTATCTTTTGCTACAACTGGTGGAGATTTATCTTTTGGTGGAGATACATTTGGTGCTGATAAAACTATTGGTTCAAATGATGCTTATGCTTTATCATTTGAAACTAACAATGCTGTTGGATTAAAAATTGATAATGCTGGTCATGTAACAAAACCTTTACAATCCGCTTTTCATGTACAACCAAGTTCTGACCAAAGTAATATGTCCGCAGACGGAGATGTAACAATAGTTTTTGCAACAGAAAGATTTGATAGAAATGCAGATTTTGGAAGTAATGTATTTACAGCACCTGTAACAGGAATTTATCAATTCAATGTTATAATTGAAGCGTCACAAATGGATGGTTCAGGAGATACTTACAGTGCTTTTGTTTTAAAAACAAGTAATCACACATATAGATTTTTTATTGATTACAATAGTATTCAAAATGATTCAGAAAGAAGAAGTTGTAATGGAAGTATTGTTTGCGATATGGATGCAAGTGATACTGCTTTTATAGAATTTTATCAAAATAGTGGTTCGGCTCAATGCGATATAATTGCAGATGAAACAGTATTTAGTGGATACTTGGTAGCTTAAATGAAACAATTTACTTTAAAGGAGGTATAAATGGCTAATCATACAAAAACAATAACATTAACAGAAACACAACAAAAAATATTATCTAATGATTTATATAATGATACAGATAATGAAGGTATTGATGCTTGGCTTCAAGCGGCAATGGATGGAAAAATTAATAATTGTTGGAAAAGATTTAGAAATCATTGGACACAAGTTTTAATGGATGATTCATCTTTTACGGATTCTATTCCAAGTGACCAAACAGCTTTTGTAAATTTAATTTTAGCAAGAAGTGATTATAAAAATCGCAAAGCTAAAGATGATGCGAGTAAAATTTAGGATAACATATGGCATTTAGTAAAATAGCAAGTGGTGGTGTAGATGGCGGAGTAGGAGATTCACTAAGACCTAATGCAAAAAGCCTTATAATAAATGGGTCAATGGATATATCGCAACGATATGGAACAACAGCTACGACTATTGGCTCTGAGGCATACTCTTTAGA